CGGCTTATTACAACAGTGCTGTGCAGGTAGATGGCACAACCAGTGGCGTAACAACAAGATGGCTTGGTGGCGCACCTACAGCAGGCAACGCAAGCGGCATTGACAGCTATAGGTACTTAATAATTAAAACAGGCAGTGCAGCGTACACTGTGTTGGCTTCAGTCACTCAATTTAAGGCGTAACCTATGCCATTACAATCAACATCAGGTGCTGCGAGTTACGATGCCTTTGGTGGCGGTGCTGCTGCTGTACCGAATTACATAGAAGAAGTTTTCAGTACGCACCTCTACACAGGCAATGTCACCCCTTTAAACATTACCAATGGTATTGATTTGGCGGGTAAGGGTGGGCTGATTTGGACAAGAGAAAGAAACAATGCTGCAAATCATCTTTTAATAGATTCTCAAAGAGGTTTGGCTAATGGTTTTTTAGAATCAAACACAACAGACGCTGCTGACACAAGCAGGGTGTCTGAGTCTATAAGTTCTTTTAATACCGATGGATATACGCTTCACGCCCCAGATACTCTGTGGGATAGAGCTTCATATAACTACGTCTCATGGACATTCCGCAAGCAGCCGAAGTTTTTTGATATTGTGACGTATACGGGGACAGGCAGCAACCGTACCATTGCACACAGCTTAAACAGCGTTCCAGGCTGTATTATTGTTAAAAGAACAGACACGACAGCAAATTGGGCTGTCTACCACCGTGGTCTTGCCAATACAGAGTATCTTGTTCTAAATAGCGATGCTGGGGCGGCTACAGGCGCAACGTGGTGGAACTCTACAACTCCAACATCCGCAGTTTTTAGCGTAGGCACTGACGCAAGTGTTAATGCTTCAGGCGGTACATACGTAGCCTACATATTCGCCCACGATGCAGGCGGCTTCGGTCTGGCTGGTACGGACAATGTGATTTCGTGTGGGACTTATACAACTGACGGTAGTGGTAACGCAACGGTAACTTTGGGGTATGAGCCACAATTCCTTTTAAGGAAACGCAATGTGGCTGGGTCAACGCCATGGTTCATTGCTGATGCTGCCCGTGGATGGACAACATCTGGTGTCGCAGGGACGCAAATACTTCAGCCCAACGACTCATCAGCGGAGTCTGTCGGAAATAATATTGCCTGTTCACCCTCTGCTACAGGGATGACAATTGCAAACGATGGCGCATCACGCACCTACATCTACATAGCCATACGCCGTGGCCCAATGAAAGTGCCAACGAGTGGGACGAGTGTTTTTGCTCCTGTTTTTAGGAAAGGAACAAGCACTGTTGTTCAAGTACCTAGTGGATTTGTAACTGATTTAGGAATAACGCAGTCAACACAAAATGGCTTTAGCACAGGCGGGGCTGTGTTTTATGACAGATTGCGGGGGCGCACATTGTTTTTAAGTCCAAGTGGCAACTCCGCTGAGGATACATACACTACGCTAGTAGAGGGCTTTGATACACAAAGTGGCGTAATCATGGCTGCTGATACATCTAGGGCATGGACAAATTTTCTTGGCTCGCCTCCAAACGATAATTATGAGTTCTATGCCAACTGGTTCTTCAAACGCGCCCCAGGCTTCTTTGATGAGGTTTGTTATACGGGGACGGGGAGTGCAAGGACTGTGGCACATAACTTGGCGGCAGTGCCTGAGATGATGATTGTGAAGCGCAGAGACAGTATAGGTGTGTGGCGTGTATACCATCAAAGTCTTGGAGCAACAAAAAACATTCGGCTAAATGATACAGCAACACCAGAAACAGACTCAGTTATATGGAACGACACAGCCCCAACTTCTTCGGTGTTTACAGTAGGAACAAACGCTAATGTCAACGCATCCAGCGGCACTTACGTTGCCTACCTATTCGCTACACTCGCTGGAGTCTCCAAAGTCGGCAGCTACACAGGCACAGGCACAACGCTACAGATCAACTGTGGCTTCACTGGTGGTGCGAGGTTCGTGATGATAAAGCGCACTGACTCTACAGGTAACTGGTTCGTCTGGGACACAGCTAGAGGCATCATAGCGGGTAATGACCCTTACCTAGTGCTTAACACCACAGACGCTCAAGTCACCAACACAGACTACGTTGACACCTACAGCGCAGGGTTTGAGATCAGTAGCACAGCCCCTGCGGCAATTAATGCTAACGGCGGCACTTACATCTTCTTGGCTATCGCGTAAGGAATAAATCATGCAAATCAGAGTTAAAGCTACAGGCGCGGTGATGTACGAAAGTGAGTTTCGCGCATACATTAAAAACACAAGCGGTGCATCGTGGAATGAAACAACTGACGAGATACTACAGTCTCTGGGTGCTGATGTAGTCTTTGAAGGCGCACAAGCCACTGGCGGCACAGTGTATCAATACAGCCAGCGTGACGGTGTTGAGGAAGTTGATGGTAAGTGGTATACAAAGTATATCCTTGCACCAGTGTTTACTGACAACGAAGATGCTACAGCCGCAGAGCAAGAGGCTGCTTACAAAGCCATGAAGGATGCAGAGCAGGCAACGTCTGTACGCACAAGCCGTGGTGACAAGTTAAAGGATAGCGACTGGACACAGGTAGAGGATGCACCTGTAGACAAAGCAGCGTGGGCTACCTACCGTCAAGAGTTAAGAGATATCAGCGCACAGGAAGGCTTCCCTTGGGCTGTAGTGTGGCCTACGCAACCAGAGTGAGGTAGATCATGCCCGAATCAAGCCTAATTGACATGTTGATAGCCGGAGCCGGTGCTGTTGTAGCCTGGTTCGTCAAATCTACCCGTGAAGATAACAAGGAACAGGATCGCAAGATCGAAACCTTGCAGCGTGAACAAGCTGCTCTGTTAAGCCGCGAGGAGTTCAGGCAAGACATGCAAACCTTCAGGCAAGAGATGAATCAGAACTTTGACAAAGTTTTCAGCAAGCTGGACAAGAAGGCAGATAAGTAATGCTTGATCCGGTCTCAGCCTTAGCCATAGCTACGTCTGCGTTTAATCTGCTAAAAAAGGGAATATCCGCAGGTCGAGAATTGGAAGACATGGCAGGCCAGCTTGGCACATGGTTTGGCGCAGTCAGTGACGTAAAATCCGCTGAAGAGGAAGCCAAAGACCCACCACTGTTTAAAAAGCTTTTAAGTAAAAACTCAGTCGAGCAAGAGGCAATGCAAGCACTCTTGGCTCGCAAGAAGATTGAGCAGCAAGAACGTGAACTGCGTGAGCTTATTGTGTACAAGTGGGGAACTGACGCTTACGTTGATATGCTTAGAGATCGGGCAAGGATCAAAGACACTCGCGCAAAGGCTATTCAAAATCAACGGCGCAAGATGCGTAAGTTCATTGCAAACGTATTAACAATCGGTGCAATTCTTGCGCTGGTCGGCATCATAGTCGCATTTATTATTGGCATAATTTCAAACATAGGGTAATCATCATGTTGAGTTTAGTATCAAGTCTGCTCGGTTTTGCTGCTGGCGGTGTGCCAAAAATTCTAGACAACGTGTTTACGATGGTTCAAGACAGAGGCGATAAAAAGCACGAATTGGCAATGATGGCCGCTAACCGTGAGCGCGAACTGGCACTTGCTAAGGAGGGCTTTGTTGCCCAAGCTCGCGTAGAAGAGATCAAAAGTGACCAGATCGCTATGCAGACACAGACCCAAGAAAGGCTTGGGATGTACAAGCACGATATGAAAATCGGGGAAGGGGCTAGTACCTGGGTAATCAACCTTCGATCCTCGGTACGGCCAGTTGTGACCTATATCTTCGTAGCCTTGCTGGTGGTCGTTGACATAGCAGGCATCTGGTACGCTTACTCAACAGGTGTTGCGTTTGCTGAAGCGATGGAGATGGTGTTCAGTGACGATGAGATGGCTATGCTAGCCGCAATACTGAGCTTCTGGTTCGGCAGTCAAGCGTTTAATTCCAAGCGGTAACTATGACTATTTCAGAAGCGGGTATTCAGTTGATTAAGAGCTTTGAGGGCTGTCACAATCAGCCCTACAAGTGTCCTGCTACGCTTTGGACGATAGGCTATGGCAGAGTACTCTATCCAGATCAGGCAAGGCTCAAAACAGACGAGAGAGCCAGCTATCCACTACGCAGCGAACATAATAGGCTTTGGAATGCTGACGAAATTGATGCGTTACTTGAGGCAGATTTACAACGCTTTTCGGATGGGGTACTACGACTATGTCCTGCTGCTGCTGATAATCAGTGCCACCTTGACGCAATGGTCTCGTTTAGTTTCAACGTGGGATTAGGGTCACTTCAGTCCAGCACCCTACGAATGCGGTACTCGCGTGGCGACTATCAGGGCGCAGCAGATGAGTTCCTGAAATGGACTAAAGCTGGCGGCAAGGTACTCAATGGCTTAGTCAGGCGCAGAGAAGCCGAGAGAGCTTTATTCCTGTCCGGCGGCTAGTCTGTCCAGTATCTCCTGAACCTCGTTCTGGGCTTTATCGTGACGCTCCTTCAACGATAGGTGCATGTCGCTACATAGTGCCATGATTAATCCAGAATCGTGTGGAACGTGGCACAGGACGCTTCCAGATGGGTAGGTTACGAACTTCATCGCGGCCTCGGACGTTTCTTGTGGAAGGCAATGTTGTCGTCATTGTAGAAACCGGCAGGCCAGTTATTTGTCCCATCTACTGCTACTGATTCACCAGGCTGGCGCACATCAATTTTGCCTCCTGCTGACAGATACATCTTAATGT